CAACACGATTTTATTGCATTACCGTTTGGTACGAGCGCGTTGTCGCATCATGGATAGGTGGGTGGGCAGGTGATACTCGTCGTTGCTGCCCGACAATTGGAACGGGGGTCCCTTAATATTCGTTGGCATAGCCACATTGGGTTCTGGATTCCACTGTGCTTTACGATGGGATCGTGGTATGAGTTCCCACTCTATACTGTAACTTAGAAGGAATTGACAGTATTGGTTCAGGAATGTTGGTGTCTGTACCGACGCGGAAAATTTTTTACTACCGGGGGGCCCAAATTGAGGAAACATTCGCAGGAACACTTGTGGTGGTGGATTATGCATGGCCCATAAGGACAATAGAGGGATAGTGGGTTTTGTCATATCATCGGTATTGGGGATTTTCGTCCAGATTTGAGACTCTAGATGACCAGAAGGTTTTTCTAATACTTGGCCCGGCATCATAGCATAGGATACCTCTTTTGTAGTCGGAGTCCCAACATTCCCCCAACCGTCTTCAGCGGTTTTGGGGTACTCGACCTCGCGGATGTGTCTTGGATCGGTGGGGTCTTGATGCCCGATTTTCTGCAGAAGGGGAAGGCGCATGTATCCCTCCACAGCCCCGGGATTTAACATTTTCTCATGGGCCTTTTCTATTACCCCCACTGTGTTGGCGGAAATGATGGTTGTACCATCGGGAGTAATCTCTGCAGCTTGTTGAGTCTGGGGACCGGGCTGTAAGGTTTCTGATCGACTATATACTGTCAGCTGCTTAAAGGTATCCCGAGTAACAATTAGAGGTGGCTCCCCCGTGAGACGAGCTTTTTTGGGTTGAGGAGCTTGTACCCCTCTCAAGCAATCCCCTGCTTGATTTACGAGACTTTTCATTCGATCCCAATCATGAATGATGATGAGATCTCCATCTGCATGCCGGGGTCCCTGTAACCACTGACTGGGCATCTTCTCTTGATCATACGGTAAAGCATGCTTATTAAACTGATCTTGTAACTTGTTATTCCAGGCTTTTTGCGCGGTCTCATCAGTGCTCGTCTCTTGGCCAGCAGGCCGTTTCAAAAGGACGAAGCGCTGAGTTTGAATGGGATTATACTGTCTACGGGTATCCCATACGTATTGAGTTAACTTCTCAAATGGTAGCTCAGGGAAGTGGTAGGTATGTTCCCAACATTGCCCGGAATGTAAGAGTTTTGCAGGGTGATTCTCGAGCAGGTAAAACTCACTATTCTGAGTGGGTAACGTTTTCGCTGAACGGCTTTTCTCACAGATCGTCCCTACCACACCGACAGTTGTATAAGCGTATAAGGGTAGATTATAAGGTTGTCCTGGTAAATGTCCTGGGACCGTGTCCTGCCCCGCCCCAGAAACATATGGAAAGTCATAGTTGCTATCGTTAATTAATGACAAAAAAGCAGATCCCGAATCCGCTACGGTAGTTTCCGAATTGTTTTCCTTCTTTCCTACATCTTTAAAGACTAGCTCATGAATCTTCAGTGTCAGGGCTCGGGGTCGGAAAGCATCTGCATTCTCGATCATTTGATAGAAATCATGCGGCGAAAAGTGAGCTGATAAAGAATTTAAATCTATATAACTCCATGGCGTGATGTGCACTACCTCTGGTACTAAGCTATAATTATACTGGGTACGATACTGATCGGGCCACGGACTCAGAATGCAGCGACGTGTTTGAAAGGTGGTCAAGTGGTGTCCCTTGACTTTACTCCCTCCCCACCAGGTTCCCCCACATTCGGGCGCCCCTCCTCCTCCTCCCGCCGCTTCTTTATCTACATGTTCCCCTCCCCCCCCATCTCCCATGTCTGAGTCTAATCCATTCCCGTTGCCCGAGGAAGCCATGTTATGGTTGACCGGTCCAGATGATTCGCTGGAGACTTTGAGACGGAGTCGTTTCTTCTTCTTCGGTTTGGCCTCTTTCGATGTCTGCCTCTCTTTTTCGGCGGGTTTTTGGCCGTCCTTCTGCGGGGAAGACAAAGTACTGTTACTGCTGCTGTCGGGCTCGGCTTTTGACACTTTTAACGATTCACTTTCCATAGGTTTTACTGGCAATACAGGATCAATCATAGGCGCAACAACGTTTGTGGTTGTTTTCTTAACTTGCCATAAACCTCGCGCGGCGTTGCCCACCCAAGACTTCGGCTCATCTTTTTCTAAGTCCCTCGACATAGCTTCATCCGCCCAGTTATGTTTTAAATACGGGATATCGCCATGTTTAAGCATCGCCTCGTACCGGATATCGTGTTTAGCTGCCGCCGCGTCCAGCTTATCAACAGGAGGGCCATTCGGGACAGGATTGCCAGGACCAAGATAATGAGTTCCCGGGAAGAGGAGTCCAGCAGCATCTTTAGACATAACAGACTGTTCAAGCTTCACTAACATTTCGTTTTCTTTTCTTAACTCTTTTTTCGCTAAGTCTTTTGCCTTGCGTTCTGCGATCTCCTCATCGCTCTCTACTTTGAAATTCATCCATTTCAGGTCAGGAGCAACGTACAAGCCGTTTTCAAAGTTTGGGCCTCGAAGACTGAAGCGATCTTGCAGGGCTTTAGCTAACATAGCCTTCACTGGGTTTTTCACATTACCCACGTCTTTCAGACCAAAGGCTACATTTTGGACAGCTGTCCAATCGCCTTCAGGCCCCTCGGGAAACTTATCATCGTTCAAAGCGGCTAGCGTATTACGAGCTTGATCTGCGAAAAGTTTTTGTCCTTGTAACTCTACAAGCCTTTTAGCTAGTTCGGTCTTAAACATGAACCAACGATATCTGGTGACATCGTAATTATCATACAAAGTCTGAAAAGGCATTCCGTCAGAAACATAATAGTCAGAGAAATCCTGAGCGGTGGCCTTTTCAAATGGCGGCATATCTTTATAGAAGATTTTCCTGTCCGCCCGTCGCTGTTCTTTTAAGTGCCCGCTAACGTTACCCATGGTGTGAAAACTTACGTTTCAGTGTTCTTGATCCTCGGCTTCTAGCGCCTGGCCACACGTTTCCAGGTACTCGAGAAGGTCGCTGAAATCTTCCTCGTCGGCTATCGCAGACGTCGTCGTTTCGGTGGTCGCACCGGCTGCGGACGTCGACGTTTCCGCTCTTGGGTGGGTGTTGGAGACGTCGGTAGGAGCGATCGTCGCTGTCTCAGCAAACCGTACGCGTTTAGAAGGCGGAGAGTCCAGTGGCTCAGCAGCCTCAGCATCTTCTATGGGGTCAGACTTCTCGTAAAACTCAGCTAAATAACGTTTCGGAATGACGTGAGGAGCATACCGGACCCCTTGCTTGAGGCAGGAGTTGTCAGGGTGCGTGACGTTGAGCAATCGATATCCCATGAGGAAGAAGTCTTGGACGTCGGTGGTAGAGATGATACCGAAGTCTGGTTGTAGGCGATTTTCAAATGTAAACTTAAACATCCGGTCTTCTAATGCTTGCTGGTGGCTGAAGTCTAAGACATTTCCGGCCGTGACGACGGTGATATCACCATTCGAAGTGATGATAAACGGGGGAGGACGACATAGTGTGCTGTCGTTGTTTTTGCGATCGATGCGGATGCTCGCGCCACTCATCAGTGCTTTAGCGGATTCAACCACTTTACTGGACATAGCTCCCTCCTCCCACCAGGCCAGTAACTTCCCGGGAATGTCATTGAACGGGAAATTTTCGTTAGTCCAGTTCACACAGCCATAGTGTTTCACCGCATTGGCGATAGCCGAGGCCAGGAGGGTCTTCCCCGTGGTGGGTTCTCCTGTTAACCAGATAGCATTACGTTTCCCCGTCTGTTTGGTACTCCAAGCCCAGAATAGACAGGAAGCTTCTTGCCAATCGTAGCCTTGTAAGGTTAGCAGTTGGCAGACTTTGTTGTTTGCGGGTTCGAACCGCTGCATTTGTTGCGCTCTTCTCCTGACGTCGTCCAGCTTTAAGCACCGCACAATGGCTAGGCCGGCAGAACATTTACGTGGTAGTTCACTCTCGACCACTTTGAAGGCTTGTTTTAATTGCATTAACCCCGTTGTTGTGCACGCAAAGCTGAACCAGCATTCCGGGAACTGATCTCTTAGATCTTCATCATTGAAACAGAAGTTTTCGATGCAGTGGTCCACGAGGTCGCGGAACTTGTCGCCTTGCACAGCACGATGGATGGGGCCTATGTTGCCTGATGTCGAGGGTCTCTCCTTCGTGAGAGTCGCGCGCACTTGTTTATTTAGACAGGCGTCACCAACCAGCCCAGACATATTGGTCCAGGCGTAGATGGCATTGTGTGGAGGCTGTTTAGGCAACAGATAGGACACAATGAAGTCCTCGTTGCATGACTGCCAGCCGCCATTTTTATTCTTGCGGGGAAGAAAGAACTGCAGCCCAGCCCGAAGCAGCGTAGCGCTGAGCTCTCCTTCCACCGCATTAAAGAGCGCGCGGCACTCACGGGGATTCCCTAGGCTCGTGCTCACGACGTAGTGGATATGGAGCCGACCGCCGTCCCCTTCGGCCTTCTCGGCTTGCAGGAACATGGCCGGTTCCGTGGCTTGCCGATGGTGCAGGCTGATCTGGCGCCGGAGCAGTTGGAACAGCCACTCGCCGAGTCTCGCGCAATTGGCATACGGCGACGACTGTATTGTATCCCACATCTGATTAGAACGAGAAGTGAGAGCCACATTAAAGAAAGGTGCCTCATACGTGCATCCTGGGAGGCTCTTCACCGGATCGGCGAAGGCATTTACCACCCCGTACCAAAAGGTCTCCAT